ATTACCAACACAAGCACGGTGGTGCCATGAAAGACTGGGCCGTCGCATTCATTGCAGCGGCCCTTCTCATTGGGCTGACTCTATGGTGCGCCCGTATTTTCGTTTGGAGCTTTTATGAACTGGTCTGACGCCCTCAAAGCCGTCATCCCTATTGTCGTCATGTCATTGGCGTGGCTGCTGGGGCAGGTCAACTCGTTTTCTGAACGCTTGACCAAGATCGAGGGTCAGATGCCTGCGCTGATCACCAAAGAGGGTGTGCCCACGGACAGCCCGATCTCTGCCGAGCGCCGCGCCATTCTTAAAGAGCAGTTGATGTCGCACATCAATGAACTGCAAGTCAAAGTCAGGCTCCTTGAGGAGCGTGAGAAACTGGGGAAAAAATAATGTTTCCATTGACCGCACTGCTTGAGGTCGGCGGCAAGCTGATCGACAAACTCATCCCCGATCCTGAAGCCAAAGCCAAGGCACAACTCGATTTGGCAAAGATGGCGCAAGACGGTGAACTGGCGAAGATGGCAAACGACACCAAGTTGTTTGAGATCGAGCAGACAGCGGTGTCAGATCGTTGGCGGGCCGACATGGGCAGCGACTCTTGGCTGTCGAAGAACATTCGCCCTATGGCCCTCATAGCCATCTTTGTGGCGTACTTCGTGTTCACCATGATGTCTGCCTATGGGTACAACGCTCAGGAGTCCTACGTCCAGTTGCTAGGCCAGTGGGGGCAGATCATTTTCTTGGCCTACTTCGGTGGCCGCACAGTTGAGAAACTCGCAGACATGCGGAGCAAGAAATGAGAGAGAACTTTGCCGAAGCACTCCAACACGTCTTGAAGCACGAGGGTGGTTTTGTCAATCATCCCGCTGACCCCGGTGGCATGACCAACCTTGGCGTGACCAAACGGGTCTGGGAGGAGTGGGTCGGCCATCCGGTGGACGAGAAGGCCATGCGTGCCCTGACACCAGCTCAAGTGGCCCCGATGTATAAGGCCAAGTACTGGGACAAAATCAAGGGCGATGACCTGCCCGATGGTGTGGACTACATTGTGTTCGATGCTGCTGTCAACAGCGGCCCCGGACGCGCTGCCAAGTGGCTGCAAGCGTGCGTAGGCGTCGAGCCTGATGGTGGCATCGGCCCCAAGACGCTGGCCGCTGTGGCAGCGTTTGAGGGCGATTTGGTGGATGACTACAGCAAGCGCCGCCTGTCCTTCCTCATGGACCTGCCGCACTGGGCTACGTTTGGTAAAGGTTGGAGTCGGCGCGTGGCCGAGGTGCAGTCAGGTTCCAGCACGTTTCTTGCATAACAGTGCTGGGTTGATCAACTCGTAGCGCACCCGTTCCTCAGTCGAGAACCTGTGAAGATTCGCACACTCGTATCGGCGGGTTACCACACCATCCGTCTTTCTTGTGCGCGTTTCCTTAACCGTGGTCCATGCGTTGCATATCGGACACTTCATGCTCAAAGCGATCTCCTGATTTCCCTGATCTTGTCACGAGGTGTTGCAAGGTTAAACACGCTGCTCATGCGAAATGACGCAAGAATTTTGTGCTCACTGCGCTGTCGGTTCAGCCGGATGTTGGGCTTGGGTTTAGGTTTGTCAGGCTTGTCACCCAGCATGTACACCGCCCGTGGGTAGCGCCGCGCATCATCGTGCTCATAGGTCCAGTCGGCAACGTGGATGCGCTTCTCACCAGCCTTGGTGCGTTTGTTCATGCGGTTGAGCACAGCGTGAGCATCGTAGCGTCCGATGTCGGCGTAGTCGGCAAACTCCTGCGCGGTCATGCGCTTGAATTCTCTAAGCGCCTCAAACGCCCTGATGACGTGGGAGCCGGTATTTGTCGAAGACATTAGAACGGTGCCTCCGGTAGCTGGCTGCGCTGCTGGCGCTGGTACTCGGACTCCTGCTGTGGAGTCCACGGCACCGGGCCACCCGGGGGAGGAAAGGGCCACGTCATGGTTTCCACCCCAATCCAATTGCCGCAGCCACGATCAGTATGGTGCAGCCGCCGATCTGGGCAAACTGCTTTGGTATGTGCGGGGCAAGCCAGATGCAACCCGCCAGCACAAGGAATTGTTCGCTGGTCATGGTTTCTCCTCCACATGCTTTTGGATGGCCTCAAAGACAGGGCTAAATGCCGCCGTCATGCGCTGAACCAGAGGGTCATCTGCCCCAGCGGTTTTGATGCGCTCAATGGACGCTTCCCAGCGCTCTGATTGAGTTTCCTTCTGGGCCATCGACTTCAGTTTGTCCAGCAGGTAGCCGAACTGCTCAGGCACCCTGTAATAGAACGAGGCGTAGGTGGAGTCATAGTCGTCATCTTCGTCGCGCAAATAGCCACTCAACTCACGCAGGCCGCTATTCCAAGGGCCATCAGGGTTGTCGGCGTTTGGCTCGTCGTAGTAGTCCCGATTTCCACCACCCGTGCGGGTGTAGATGACGATGTGCTCTCCATCAAAGTAGCAGTCGCGGAAGCGGGGTATTTCTCCCACGCTGACATTCAAGATGCTCAGTAGCACGGGCGTGAGTGGGTTCACCCCGTGGACCATGTTGTACAGACTCATGTTTGCTTCTCCTTCAGTGTTGCGAAGATGCTTTTACCGCATCGTGCGCATTCATAGATGTAGTGGTTCGGTTTGCGATACTTGATGCCGAATTTGCTCGGCTCCCAACGGTGCTTACAGGTCATACTTGATCCTCAGTGGCCTTGTGCAGATAGGTCGTCAGGCGCTTGATCTGAGCCTCGCGGTACTTGCACATCGACTCGGCGTATTCACGCGCTGTCTGAGCCTCCAGCAGCCTGCGCTTGCTGTCCTCCAATTCCCGCAGCGCCATTGTTTCGGCACTCGGTGTGGCATAGACGTTCCTTACCCAGTTGTACATTTCACGAATCATTACAGTTACTCCAGTGGTTAATGTGACACAAGTGTATCACACATTTTTAGATATGCGGTATTGTTTTACAGCGTTACGTAATCCGGCTTGCGTGGTGGCTTTCTCGTCGAGTGCCAGTGCTTGCGCTTGGTCCAGTGTGTCTTGCATCAGGATGCGGTGGCACATCACTGGTGCCCCTTGACCTTGACGGCGCACACGGGCGTTGAACTGCTCGTACAGGTCCAGCGACCAGTTGAGGCCATACCACACGAGGATGTGGCCGTTCTTCTGCAAGCCGTCGATGCCGTGACCCATGCTGGCCGGGTGACCAATCATCAGTTGACAGTCGCCGGTTTTCCAGCGGTGCATGGCGTTGGTCAATGCCGCCTCGCTCTTGCACTCGGTCAGGTTGATCGGGCGCAGTGCTTTGAACTTGTCCATGATGCGGGCAGCGTCACTGCGGTAAGCATAGGCGCACAGAACAGGTGAGCCTTGGGCCTCGTCAATGATGTCCTCCAGCGCATCCAGCTTCATGTCATGCACTGGCTCCCACAGCGGCATCCCGGCGATGGGGTACATCGCGCCGTTGGAGAACTGCAAACACTTGTTGGTCAGCGCCGCTTGGTTGAACGCCTCGATCTCTTTGCCGCTGTCGAGCACCATGAAGAACTCTTTCTCAAGCCGTTCATACTTGGCCCTTAACTCGTCAGGCATTTCGATCTCGATGTTGTTGACGATCAGGTCAGGCAGCGGGTTGTAGTCCTCGGCTGACATCTCCAGCGTGATGTCCCCGATCAGCTTTTTGATCGTGTCCTCGGTGTCCTCGTAGGGCACCTCTTTGTACGGCCCGACCTTCTTGTAGAACCGGGTCTTGAACTGCGTCTTGCTGGTGCCTAGACGTTCACCCTTGTCAACCACGAGGAACTGACCGTGCAGGTCTTTGTACCCGTTGCTGGCCGGGGTGCCGGTCAAACCCGTGGTCCAGTCGAACTTGTCAGCGATCTTGCGGAACGCTTTGACCCGGTTCGTGGCGCTGTTCTTCATCTTGCTGATCTCGTCCCAGATGATCCCGTTGAAGGGCATGGGCTTGTCTTTCTTGACAAAGTAAGTTTGCAAGGTTTCGGCCAGCCACCCGAGGTTCTCGTAGTTGATCATGTACACGTCAGCGGGGCGCAGCAGGGCGCGGGTGCGCTGGTCCTTGGTGCCCGTGACCATGCTGAACTTTAGGTGCTTGGTGTGTTCCCACTTCGCAGCCTCTTGACGCCACACCAGTCGAATGACTCGGATGGGGGCCACGATGATGACGCCGCGCAGGAAGCTGGTGCGGATCAGGTGGGCCAGCGTGGTCAAGGTGATCACGGTCTTGCCCAACCCCATGTCCAGCCACAGCATCGAGTTGGGGTGCGTGGACTGGAAGTTGACAGCTTTCTGTTGGTAGCCGTGGAGCAAGTCAGGTGTCAGCATCCCATCACCATCACATCAACCATCAACTTACCCTCGGCCACGTTGTCGATGACGAACACGTTGACCATCTGCTGCCGAAGTCTGTCGTGCTCTCGGTACTGCGCTGGCGTGGGCACTTGACCCTCGCGCTTGAACTCGCAGAACCACATGCGACCATCGGGTCCAATGAACAGACGATCAGGCACAGCGGCACGGGCGGGACTAGTGAACTTGTACGCCAGCACACCTTTGGACTTGGCGTAGTCGCAGACCTTGGCCTCAATCTGTTTTTCCAGCATTGCACTCTCCGTCTAGTTTGCGGTTCTCCATCTCGATCAGCAACTCGATGTAGTGCTTGGCCTTCTCAAGATCGGCGATGCCGTTCTTCTTGCGCCAGCGGCTGATGTACTTGATCACGTTACCCTCGAAGTACCCAATCGCGTTGGCGTGGATGTACTCGACTGGCTGGATTGGCAAATCCTTGTAGTGGTCGCCAGCGACCTGTTTGTTCAAGCTAGACCCAGACATAGTTTCTCCACTTCTTTCACGTAATAGTCAAAATCGACTGGCAGCTTGCCAGCATCCTTGATGTCGTTGCAGGGCTGCACACCCCAGCCGGACTCGACGCCAATCTTTCGCCACTCACCGGGCTTCTTGGCAAGCGGTGGCATCCACTTGAACAGGCGACCACCACCCTTGGCGATGTAGTAGCGCGTGGTGTTTTGCAGTCGCGTGGTCACACCGTCAACCTCAAGGCCCAAGTAACTTGACCGGGGCACCTTGGTGCGCAGCATGAAGTCCATGATGTCGGGCCACTGCTCGACTGTCTCGCGGATGGGCGCACCCTCGACCAGCACCTTCTCGGCCACCTTGGCGATCACAAGACCACCGGCGTTCTGGTGCCAGTCCATCTCGTACTCGTAGGCACCCTTGCGCTTGGTGCTGCCGTCTTCAAACACACCGATGTAGTTGTTGACATCGCGCACCATCATGGCCTTGTAGACAGCTTCCTCAAGGTTCAGCTTTGTGCGAAGTTGCCACGCTGCACGGGCCACGTCCACCAGCCACTTGTTGGCCCGGGGCACACGCACAGTCAGGCCGTCAGTGTTCACTTGGATTAGGCGCAGCCCCTCGATGTGCATCAGCCCTTCGGCCAGCAGGCACAGCAGCAGTTGACCGTTGAGCGTGATGCTCATGGTGAACAGCGGGTCATAGAACACAGAGAACTGGTTGTTGCTGTCACCGTAGACGCCGTTGAGCGCCAGCTTCAGCATTGCGTTTTCTGCTGACTTCTTGGGGTACTGCTTGCGCTGCTCGAACAGGTGCTTGTAAATGCTGACAAAATCTTTTCCGAGATGGGCCGGGTGAAACCCATTCGAGATTGCCAAGTTTGGATAGTATGAAGTGACATCCAAATCCACGATGACGAACTCATCGTTTGACTCGACAACTTCCGATTCGATGGAGCCGTGGATGCCTCCAAGGCCAAAGACAAAGGTGAATCCATTGACTGCTGCTGTGAGGTCAGTAAAGACCCCTTTGGTTTCTGTAATTGACTGAGCCTTGAGCCAGTTGAGCACCCGTGTGAACTCAGGCTGCTCGAACTCGATCCAAGGCAAGATGGCGTCCTTGAGGTGGATCACTGGGCGCTTGGTCTGCCGGGGCGTGCGACCCTTGGGGCCGAAATCGTAACAGGCAACACCGGCTTCTTCCAGCTTCATGACGAAGTAGTCTTTGCCGATCTTGGTGTCGTTGTGGTTCATGAAGTCCCGGGCGTACTTGCGCGTCAGTTCTTCACGGAACGCAATCATGCCGAGTGTGTGGTGATAAAACGCCTTGGTCTCGCGCACGTCCTTGGCGTTGTAGAACTTGAGCACCTTGATCTGCTCAGGGTTCAGCACTGTGCCCACGGGGAACGGCAGGTCTTCAATCGTGTCGCTGCGCATGTTGAACTCCAGCACCTTGAGGCTGGTGGCACGGGCACGGTTGTCGAAGTGGTGAATCTTGAACAAGTCGATCTGCTGCACGAACTGGTCTGTCGGCTTGACGAGATGAGTCCACTTGCCGCTATCTTCGTCTTGCGAGTTGATGATCGCCATCGCCTTTTGGTACAGCGTGTTGGCGTCACTGTGACCCATGCGGATCAGCGTATGCAGGACGGGGTAGTCGAACCCCAAGTTATTGAACCCGACCATCCGGGCATTCGTATCCTTGAGATACTGGAGAAACTCGATGATCTGGCGGCTGTCGTTGCGGTACTCGCTGATTTCAAAAGACCAGCATAGCGGCGCTTCTGTATGCTCCAGCGCCAGCGTGAAGACGTTGGGGTAGGTTTCGATGTCGAACACATAGTCGTTACTCATTACGGTTACCGTGTAGGTGGGGGTACTTGCACTCTAGCCGGATGTTGCTTTCCCCCCGATTTACTTACTGCCCGAAGAACGAAGGCAGGCCAGCCGGTGCCGCAAACGGCGCAGCAGGCATCGCAGGCGCACTTTGAGGCGCAGCGCCGAACATTCCA